GCTGCTGTTATTGCCGATGCTAAGGCATTGGTACCAACAGTTAAAACTGAAGGCTGTACATGTGAGCAAATCAAGCGTGATGTTATTGCTGCAAAAGCGGGCGATGCATTAGTAACTGCTTTGATGGGTAGCGTATCAGTAGGTGATGCAAAACCTGAGCAGATCGACACAACTTTCCGTGCACTCTGTGCTGTGAAGGGTACACATCCTTCTAATCCTGTTGGTGATGCTCTTCACCAGCAACAGCAAGTTAAAACTGGTGACGGTAAACCAGTAGATGGGGAGCCTAAACCAAACAACAAAAAAGAAGCTTGGAAACAAAGTTTCTAATTAACTGGAGAACTTCAAATGTCTTTAACCCCTCAAGCTATTCCGGGTATGCGTGCTCGCCTGCACATGCCCGAAGAAATTTTATCTTTGCCAGTTGCTGGTATAGGCGTAGTTAGTGATGGCGAAGTGGTGGTCCAATCTGCTGATGGAAAAACAGTTAGCGCGGTAACTGGTGCAACTAATACAAAGTTTGGTGTAGTCGTTTTTCAGCACGTAGGTAAAACAGGGAAAAATGCCTTAGGTAAAGAAGCGTATCAAGCTAAGGACTGTGCACCTGTAATGCAAATCGGTTCTATCTGGGTGAAGCCTTCAGCTCCAGTGATCGATATCAATGCGAAGGTTTATGTACGTACTTCGAACCCTACTGCCCAAGCGCCACTTGGTTCACTTTCTTCTTCAGCATTAGATTCTACGGAACTACCTAATGCCTCTTGGGAAACCATCACTGGTCCTGATGGATTAGCTATTCTTCGTTTACGTGGAGCATAATCAATGTCAAAACAATTAGAACAAATGAAAATCCGCCTATCAGCAGTTGCACATGGGGTGCAAATCGCTGTAGGGGATGCATTTAATTTAGATAACTTTGCCAAGTTATTATTAAAGCTTGAATCAATCGATGAAATGACACCGCAACTTGCTGAAGCCCAAGCTTATGCAAAGTACCTACCGATTGAAGGATTGGAAGGTGCAGTTATAGGTTCGGCTAGTGTCTTGCAACGTAAGAGAGGCGTAGGACGTGGTAAGCGCTTCTCAGGTCAAGGCAATGATGTGCCATTAGCAGAAGTTGTTTACGATGAAGTAAAACTCACTGTACAGCCTGGTGTTATTGGTTATGAAATCAGTATTTTTGATGCTGCAGCTGCCTTAAAAGCAGGTATCCAGTTAACGACTGACAAAGTTGCAGCAGCTCGATTGGCCTATGAAAATCACATGAGTGATGTCGCTTGGTTTGGCGAGCCAGAAACTGGTTTGCTAGGCTTCTATAATCAAACAGGTGTTGAGGTGATTACTTCTACGGTAGATTATACGACTGCTACAGTAGAGGTCATTCTTGCCGATATCAATAAGGCAATTAAAGGTGCTTCTAATGCTTCTAAGTTTGATGGAAGTATTCAACCAGATACTTTTGTGATGCCTGAGAATAAGTTTACTATTCTCGCTAGCCGTATCGTTCCGGATTCAGCGGGTAAAACCTTCCTTGAGTACATTAAGGAAAAGAACACCTTTGCAATGCAAGGTAAAACACTGACATTCACTTCTGAAAGTATGCTTGAAGGTAAAGGTGAAGGTGGTACTGACCGCAGTATTATTTATCGCCGTGATCCGAGCTGTATTACTTTCCGTTGTAATGAACTGGAATTCTTGGCTGCTCAGCCTATCAATTATGTGATGCGTACACCGGGACACTATATGTATGAAGGTGTCTATTTAAAACGTGTCGATTCTCTCCGCTACTACGATGTTGAATAAGGATAACTAAACATGCCAAAAATTACTTACAGCGGCTCTCAGGCCGCTTTTTCTTTTGATGGAATTCAGGTCGGTCAGGGACAAACTGTGCAAGTTAGTGCTGCGGATCTCACACGTATTTCAAAAGGTAAAGCCTTTAAATCACTCGTTGAAAAAGGTGAACTTGAAGTTCAGGAAATTGCGGAAGATGAGCCAAAAACAGCGGGTAAAACTGGTGGTCGTGGCGGTAAAGGCGGCAAGCAAAACGATGCAGCAGGTGAGCAGCAAAAGCCAACTGATGAAGACGCTTTGGCCGCCGTGAAGGCTGAATTAACAGCGCTTGAAGTAACGTTCAGTGATGATGAAACACTTGAGCAGTTACAAGCTAAGTTAGCTCAGGCTAAAGAATAAGGTGAGTCTATGGACGTACAAACGTTTCGTGAAAAGTTCTCGACTGATTCGAGTTTAATGTCTTTGCCAGATGCAAAAATTCAGGATGCTTTAGAAGAAGCGGATCTGATTGTTTCTCAAATTGAGTTCGGGGCATTAAAGGAACGTGCTGTAGGTCTATATGCAGCACATATCCTTAAAGTAGGTATCTCAAGCGGCAATGGTGCTGCTTTTGGTACTGCCTCAAGTATGACAATTGCGGGCCAAAGTGTGAGTTATTCACGATCATCGAAAGAAGCTTTCTATGATCTCAGCATGTATGGCCAGCGCTATCTTGCGTTAAAAAATTCCATTCCAATCGATGATGAAGGCACAAACCCTAATCGTTTAGGCGTTGGTGCCTTTGTTGTATAGGAGAATCCCATGCCTTTTAAATATCAGGCACCAGAAGGTTATAAGCCAACAAAACTCGTTATTGCCGGGCAAAACCTAGATATCAAAAACGGCGTTTTAGAATCTGATAGTGACATTATCCATATTTTAAAGCCCTTAGGTTTTGAGCGTTATGTTGAAGTTGTTGAGCCAAAGAAATCGGCAGCATCTGCTAAAGAGTAATTAAGCTATGAGCGATTATCGTGTTGATGCTCAGGTCAATTTTGATGAGATGAATAATCGCGTTAGGTTTGAAATAAGACGCACGGTTAACGCTCTTACTTTGCGCTTACAGCGGATTGTTCAGGAAGACATGTTAAGTGGCCAACGACTCAAAGTTCAGTCAGGGCGCTTGCGAGGATCCGTTTCATCAAAGGTGGATGAGGATAAGGATTCCATTGAGGGAACCGTGGGAGCTGGTGGTGCTTTGGTGCCTTATGCGCCTGCACATGAGTTTGGTCTAAATGGTGCTTTGGGTGTTAAAGCACACCTGAGGACAATTAAACAGGCGTTTGGCCGACCTATTTCACCTGTTCAGGTCAATGTTAAGGCCCATTCTAGGAATGTTCGGTTTAGAGAATTGCGGTTCATGCGTGATTCACTGGATATCGTGGCCAAGATTGTGCCGAAAAATATTGATGCAGCAATTCAGCGAGGTATAGCAGGTGGATAGTGAAGCAATTTATCAAGCGCTGTTTGATCGGTTAAGTACAAGGGTAGAAGGGCTCAAAACAGTAAGTCGCCGTTTACGTCACTTTAATAATGTATTGCCTGATGAACGGCCTGCCATATTTATCACTCAAGGCAATCAGCAAGAAGTACCGGTACATGGTATGGATTCAAAAGTTGAACTTGCTGCTGAAGTTTATATCTACATCCATGAGGCTGATAGAGCTAAGCCCCCATCATCACAGATGAATATTTTCATCGATCGTGTACGTGAAGCTATTAAGCCAGACCATCCTGATTTTAGTGAGTATCAAACCTTAGGTGGTTTGGTAGAGCACTGCTGGATCGAGGGCACTGTAGAAGTATATGAAGCAGTAGAAAACATGCTGGATGACCAGGCGATTGCCATTATCCCTATCCGAATCCTCACAACCAATTAACAAAACATTCATTTTATGACCGCCTCGATGGCGGTTTTGTCATTTTAGAGAGGTCCATCCCGAACTTGTAGCAATCCCCAGTATCGGCTTGCTAGTCGCTTGTAAATTCTGGACTAACAACGGATTGAATGAACTTGCAGATCGTGATGACGTTTTAACTATAACCCGTCGCATTAATGGTGGTACAAATGGCTTAGTTGAACGTAAAGCCAATCTAGCCAAAATTAAAAGTTGGATGTCATGAAAGCTTTAGTATTGCTGTGCTTTCTCCTAACAGGATGCACAGCCCACACGATCAATAGCAATGTGAGTGTAGGTATTTGTGTGAAAGCTCTCTGAGGAGGGCTTTATTTGTAATAATCTACATAAAAAATACTTTGAATTTTAGGCTCATATGGATTTAAACCACTCCAATTTTGAAAATCAATAATTTCATGTATATCCAGTGAAAATATTTTATTTAAGGGGTATTTACTTTTCTCTATAAGTATAAAAGGTGAAGTAATTCCATTAAATTGATGTGCTGTAAGATCAATAACATACTCCTCACTTTCTAACCAATAATGATTTTCTTCTTCAATATTTGTTCCCTTCATTATTTTAAAATCATTTATGCCTTCTTGTTGAAGAATCATTAATAGTAAGCTACTTGCTTCCTCACAGAAGTTTCTGGGAAAGACTTGCCATATCATTGGAGATTTAAGATGGTCTTCAAAAAACTTAAGAGCCGAGCTAGTTATCTTGTGTATTTTTTCGTATTGCATTTAATTTTAATCCTTTTAATCAACCGTTCCTAAAATAGGAATCATCTGTGGCCCAGTCATCCGAGCCTTACTAATAATCTCGACAAGTTCATCATATGTTAAATTAAAAGAATCTTCACTATCAAAAACATAGACCATATTTTACCCTCATATTCTGGAGGTGTAGGTGGACATTTGAATTATGCTAACCCCTACGTTTCTGATAAGAAAAACAGGGATGCTTGGGTAGATGCCTTTTTCGAAAAATCGAAAAAAAATGGTTTGGTTTTTGGCTCAGGAAAGAATGTGCACGGCCATGGAACAACGAAAGATTTAGCCAAATATATTACTAAACCATTTTCTATTTCTTTAGGTAGTGAGTCTTCTAACTTAAACTCTCAACCAATTTAAATATTAGAAATACTGCTCCTTTTGGTAATAACCCTCATAAAGACCAAGTTAATGCTGTAAACTCTAAAACGTCTCATGTGACCATTTATCAGCCCCATAAAACTGAAATGACGATCAATGGTGCGGACAACCCAAATGAAACTGCTCAGGTAATACAGCGTCATAATGAAAATACAATGATTCAAATGGCGAGGAGTGTGAAACCACTAATTAACTAGATATATAACAATGGTTTAATGGGTGATTTTTGAGCATCAATAGATTATTATGTAATAGTTTAACTATATACATGATAAGAGGAAAAATGAAAAGTATCCTGTTTTTAGATGCCGTTTTGTCAACCAAGATCGTCACATTTGCATACTGGATCTTACTTTTGTGTGTATGGATTACGGGGGGCGTTATGATTGCTGGGGGATTAGGTGGCAATAGTCTACCTCCAGAAGCAGCAAGCCCATACACATCAGGCTCTTTGGGTGTCTTTGTTGGTATATGTATTTTAATTTTTGGTTCGGTGATAGTTCGTCTTTGGGCTGAATTTTGGGTGGTTATATTCAAGATTCAACAAAATACAAGAAGAACTGCTGACCTACTTGAGAAACTTGGTAAGAGTTACAATTCACCACTCTAAACTTTTATTTGAATCAAAACCCACCAATCGGTGGGTTTTTTATTGCCCGGGAAATAGAATTTTTAACTATTCGAGTTTGCAGCTTGTTTATCAATTTGTTTATTAGTTTTGTGAATATCATTAATAATACTTGATGCGACATAGTCACCAATATGCTTAAAAATTGTTTTTCCCTCAATTTCGTAGCTCAGAGAGAACAAGACCAAAACAGGTATAATTATTTTCCACATTTTATATTTCCTTATTAAGTTCTCTGAATAATTTCATAAATTACTAGAACATTAACACATTATTGGTGAAAAATGAGATCCTTCTTTAAGAATTTTGAGGGATCGTAACGGGAAATTTTTCATGTTATTATTGGATTGTACAATCCAAATTTTTTTAAGGGTTGTTTTCAATGATAAATAGGTGATGGGTATGCTTGCTCCAAAGAAAAGAGCACATGAAATACTTGACCAGATTGGTGTTTTTGGTCGCAAAAATGCTTCTGAGTTCACTATTCATAGATGGAAGACCCAAGCTAAATCATTGGCAGAAAGTGATATTGTTGATAGTAAAAGAATATTAGCGATCATTGGTGTTTACGAAAATAATTTCGAAATCGCTAAGAAAAACTTTGAGCAAGCTCTTGCTTTATCAAATTATGAAAATAGTTTGGTTTTATGTGATTATGCTCAAGCATTGTTAATGCTTGGAAAGGGTGAAGATGCTCTAAGTTATTTAGTTAAAGCATTCAATATTGAGCCAAGTGCAAAAACTTTGGATAGAATTTTAACTTTATCCAATTCTTTAATATATCCAGATGTATTAAATGAAATCAGAACATTAGTAACAAAACTAAATATTAATACGGATTTGTATTTACCATTAATTGAAGAAACTATTCTAAAAGTTAATGAAAATATTGAATTTATTGAGCAAATTGGAGTGTCAGTGAGTTCATATAGATCAATGATAAATCTCAGTGATTTAGTATTGTACTCAAAATTTTATACTCAGACTAAAATCGCAGCTTGTAAGTTAGATGATATGATAAATACAATAATCTATCCTGAACACTTAACTGCAGATGATATTTCTGAATTAAACGATGACTTTGTGGAAAACGTTATTAAGGCAGAAATTCCCCTTGATGATCTTCTAAAAATATCAATTTATTTTAGTTTTGATCACCAAGAAAGTAGAGATGTTGCTTGAAAGAATGGAAGCTTTAGAATTTCTCGAATTTTCAAAAAAACTAGATACTAGCAATGAGGCTGATGCAAGATCGTGTATCAGTCGTGCTTATTATTGTGCGTATCATGAAGTTAAGAACTTTGTTGAAGAAGATTTAAATATTGATATTGATAAAGTTAAGGGTGGTTCCCACGAAAGGGTGAGTAAAACACTTTTAAGTGAAAAAACTCAGAGGTTAAAGGGGCTTGGATATAAAATGTTAACTTTCCATTCCAGACGTGTAATGGCAGATTATCATTTAGCTGACGAATGCCATCAATCTGATGCTGATGAAGCGATAACTGAGTGCGAAAAAATATTAAAAATTTTAGATGAGTGTAAATCTAAAAATTAATATTTAATTTATCTCTATAAATTGATTTCTTCTAATACCGCCTTAAGGCGGTTTTTTATTGTCTGGAGAAAAGCATGGCTATCACTGAAACAGTTGGCTCACTATTGTTTGGTGGTCATCGTTCAATAATGGGTTTATTTGCTGACGTTGTTATTGAAGAAAACCACTCTGATGAGCTTGTAATAACAGAGCATCCAGTAGAAAAGGGTTCACCGATTTCTGACCACTGCTATAAAGCACCACCAGAAGTAACAATGAAAATTGGCTGGTCTGAGAGTGCTGGCAGAATGAACGGGCTAATAGGTAATACATTTATCGGGGCAGATTTGTCACTTCTTGGTATTTATCAGGGGTTGCAGGCCTTACAAGGTCAACGACTTATTATTTCTAATGGTAAACGCCTTTATACGGACATGTTGATTAAGTCATTAAAGAATGTCACTGATGAAACGTCCGAAAATGCTTTGATGATCGATATTGTGTTTAAAAAAGTCTTTATTGTTTCCACAAAAGAAACGCTGGTTTCAATCGTTGATCAAAAGAACCCCGAAGTAACTTCTGATGTTGTTGATTCTGGTACCAAGCAACCGAAACAAGTTAACTCTTCAGTATTGAATACTGTTTTAGGGCCAGCTGTAGATGCTTTTAGTTCATTAATGAGTGGTAAGTAAATATGGTGTTATATGAAATCCCTTTACTCGATCGGAACCAGAAATTTTTTATCAAACTAAATAAGGTGAATTACCAGCTTAAATTGGTTTATCTCAAAAGATGGTACTTAGATATCTATCAAGCAAATGCTGAACCAATTGCCCGTAGTAGAGGTCTATTATAAAAAACTTGGTGGAAGTTTAGTAAGAAGCAAAAGAGCTAATTTTATTTACTCTTCGGTTAGTTCTTTTAATTTTTCCAACCACTTTGCATATGCTTCTGTTTGCTGTGGTAAATATTCGTAATAATCATAAGTACCTTGTTCACCTGACATTACATGGCCAATCATGAGTTGTGCTACATCACGCGATGTAAAAGCACTGAAATTAGTACGTGCTGTTCTTCTTAGGTCATGAAGAGACCAATGCTTCATATGATAGTCATGATGTCTTCTGAGTCGCTCCATTAAGTAACCAGGTAATGAATTAGAGGATCCATGACTCATAGGTGTTTCTTCACTGTCATTAGTTAAGAAGTACTCACAAGAGCTATATTCAAAAGCTTCAACAATTAATGCCTCCATTTCAGGCAAAATAGGGCGAATGATTTCACGACCAGTTTTCTTACCAGTCTTGTTGTTAATCACCGGTACAATCCAGACCTTTCTATTTAAATCAAAATCTGTCTTTTTAGCTTTTCTAAGCTCACCATTACGGCAGCCAAACATTAAACATAGTTTTAAGAAAATTTTGTTTTTAGGCAAAATATTTGATTCTTCAATAGCCATCAAAACCATCTTAATTTCTTCATCAGAAAGAAATCTTGTTCCTCTGTTTCGCTCTATACCTAGATCTTCCTTAGCATAGATATCAGATAGAACATTTACTTCAAGTAGTTGTCTTTTTTTGGCCCACTTCAGAACCTGTTTTGCATTCGTTAATACGCGATCTGCAATTGAAGGCACATCATCCGCCAACTCTTCAAGTAAGGCCAACCATTGTTGTAAAGTAATGCGATCAACTGGTAAATCGCCAACTTCAGGAATTACATGCTGCTCAAAGGTATTCCTAATTTGCTGGGCAGAAGTTTTCTTCTTCAGGCAATAACTTTCATACCAGTCATTAAAAACTTCTTCAAATGTGCTGGCATCAATGTATTTTTGCTGCTGTACACGAACCTCAACTTTAGGATTCATTCCTTTATCTAAAAGTGACCGCATTTCGCCAGCTTTCATGCGTGCATCTTTGAGTGACATATGAGGGTAGGTGCCCAGATCTAAGCGTTCGGCTTTTCCAGCAAAACGGTACCGAAGCTGAAAAACAATTTTCCCTTTAGGTGAGATCCTGACACTCATTGAGTCCCGATCTGCTATTTCTTCAACTTTATCACGTGCCTTGCCGTTATTAGCTTTCAGCCACACTTCAGTTAAAGCCATAGTCCACCTGTGTACATAATTTTGGTCAAGTAAGAGATAAGTGCGAATATGTACACGTATGTGTACATAATTGATAGGGCTTATTCTGTCCTAAAATGTCTTAGTGTGTCTATATTAAAAATGGGGGAAATATTGAGAAATAAGGCTTTTATTGTAGTTTTTGTCTTAGTGTGTCTTAGAGTGGCTAAATGGCATTAATTCTTTTGAACGATTAATGCCATAGTTGTTCCATATAAGCCATGACCCTGAGAGGCTTTTCAGGGTCAGTTACACAAAAAGTGAAGTCTTATTTTTGTTCAAGCCATGCAGGCAATGCTGCGATCACTTGTCCAAACTTCTCGTTAAGTGGCGCGCCACCTTGTGCTAAGTCAGGTTTACCACCACCTTTACCACCTAGTTCAGTTGCTAGATGTTTGATGATGTCACCTGCTTTTAGATTTGCAGTGTATTGTGACGCGACTGATGCAAGCAGGCTGACTTTGTCACCCTCTACACCTGCTAACACAATCACTGCGTTCTCTAATTTTGATTTTACACTGTCATGTAAGTTGCGAAGCGCTTTGGCATCAACCCCTTGAACAGTAGTAATAAGCGTTTGACGACCAGCAATGGTTTGAACTTGGTCAATCAAATCAGCCGCTTGGAAGTTTGCCAATTTCTGGTTGAGCTGTTCAATCTGCTTTTGTAATGCAGAAACCAATTCTACATTGGCTTGTACACGCTCAACTGTTTGGTCTTTCTGTGCTTTTAGTAAGCTATTAATGTGCTGAATATCATGATCAGCTTTTTGTACCACTTCTAATGCTTTAGTGCCAGTCACTGCTTCAATACGACGTACACCAGCAGCTACACCACCTTCAGAAGTGATTTTGAATAAACCAATATCACCTGTACGTTTTACGTGAATACCGCCACAAAGTTCGATTGAGAAGTTTTTCTCATCAATAACTGAACCCATAGAAAGTACACGAACTTCATCGCCGTATTTTTCACCGAACAGCATCATTGCGCCTTTTGCTTTTGCTGCTTCAATGTCGAGAAGCTCAGTCGTCACTGGAGTATTGGCAATGATTTCAGCATTTACGAGACGTTCAACTTGTTGTAATTGTTCAAATGAAACAGGTTGGTCATTTGCAAAGTCAAAACGTAAGATATCACTTGCAACTAAAGAACCTTTTTGTTGTACATGAGAACCTAAAATTTGACGAAGGGCAGCATGTAACAAGTGGGTTGCTGAGTGGTTACGCGCAGTAGCTTCACGAATGTCTGCTTTAACAATCGCTTCTACATTTTGATTTGCTTTGAGGTTACCAACAGTCACAATACCTTGATGAACAAAGGCACCACCAGACTTTTTAGTGTCTTGAACTTCAAAAATACCTGTTTCATTTTTGAAGATACCAGTATCACCAATCTGACCACCACTTTCAGCATAGAAAGGAGTTTGGTTTAAAACGATAAGTGCTTCGTC